CAGACTTTGTGCATAAATACGATGTTCATATATTTTTAGTAGCTCACTCAAAAAAGAAAGAGAGCGAAAAAGAATATGTAGGAAAAATGGATGTTAAGGGCATAACAGAGATTACAGACATGGCTCACAATGTACTTAGTGTTTGGAGGCACAAGGCGAAAGAGGAAGCGATAAATGGTCTTAACCCTGATACTCAAGAAGAAGAAATAATGGACTTGGAAATATCAATGTTTAACAGCTTGTTTAGTGTCCACAAGCAAAGAGGAGACAAGGGAGAAGAGCCTGAAGCAAGGCTTTGGTATGATAAAGATTCAAGGCATTACACAACTCAATGGGATGGAGGAAAGAAAGGATTTTATGAAGGATAACTTAGAAAAAATTATAAAACACATTGTTGACAATAAAGAAATGGCATCAATTGATACTGTTGAAACAAATTCAAGTATTACAATGATAGCTAAAGTAGCAGGAGAAGACTACGGAAGAATTGTAGGAGCAAAAGGCAGAACAATAGAACTTATTAAAGATTTTGTAGATGCATACTCAGACTTACCAACAACCAAGAAAACTCATAGGCTTATATTAGAAGAACCTCAGACAAAAAGTTGGGGAGTAAGAGAAAGTTTTAAGCATAACCCAAATTGGAAACCTGACATAGTTTTAAAAGACCTTGGTGAGTTAATAAGTCTATTTGGTAAAGTTCAGATAAGTGTTGTAGATACAGGCTCTCATGTTATATTTGAATGTAATGAAATAGAGAACAATTACATTAACGATAAAGTAAAAGAAGCTGTAGAGTTCCTAACCAAAGCAATGGTTAAAGGATACGGCAGAAATGCTTTATTAGAATTTTATCAATGAAGTATAAGCAAGAATCTATTACAAGATTTGTATTTTTTTCAGAATCTCAAAAAGATACTGCTCATGTTGTAGATTTAATGGACGGAGAATGTACTTGTCAAAATTTTCAATTCAGAATTAAACCTTTATTGGAAAGAGGAATAATAAAGCCTACTGACGCTGTTGCAAAATGTAAGCACATGAAGCAAGCAAGAGAAATTTTGTGTGATGAAATATTAAACCAATTAAAAAATGGCGAAAAGCAGACACAGAGCTAGAGCAAAGCAAATCGCTCATGCAAATCAAAGGATTGCTCACGCGCAAACAGGACGACAAATATTCTTAAATAATCAAGTTAAGAAAAAAGCAATAGCTACACAAAAGGCAAAAGCTACGCAGAGAGCAAAAGCAACACAGGTAGCACAAGCGACAAATAGAATAAAGCACGCACAGACAGGAAGGCAGAGGTTTCTCAAGGCAATGGAATCTTTGAAAAAACAACAAATAAAGATAACAAAACACAATGTAAAAACTAGAGCAGAATTTTTAGAGCAGGATAAGAAAAACGGAAGCCAAAGATTAGCTAAAAAAGCCAATGGTAGTGCAAGGTTGTCAAAAAAAGCTAATGGAAGTGCTAGATTAGCAGGAAAGCAGAATGGCAGTCAGAGACTAGCAGGAAAAAGCAATGGTAGTGCAAGGATAGCTAATATAAAAAATGGTAGCGCTCGCTTATTGGATAAGAAAAACGGAAGTGCAAGATTGGCAGAAAATAAAAAACAGCAACCCAAAACACTAAGAAATGGAAGTGCAAGACTAAGAGATCAAAGAGGGATACAAGATAAAGATCATTTAAAAGCACCTAGACCAATGGCATAATTGTGAAAATGAAAATAAACTGCTCTTATACGAAATTAGTACCCATAGAGGAATTAGTTAAACATCCCAAAAATCCAAACACACATACACCTAGGCAAATCGATCTACTTGCAAAGATTATAAAAATGAGCGGATTTAGATCGCCTATTGTGGTGAGTAAAAGAAGTGGCTTTATTGTAAAGGGTCACGGCAGATTAGAAAGTGCAATAAAAGCAGGACTAAAACAAGTGCCTGTGGATATTCAAGAATACGAATCAGAGGCAGAAGAATATGCAGACATGATCGCAGATAATCGAATTGCGGAACTGAGTGAAATGAACCCTGACACACTTATTGAGTTAATAGGAGAGCTTGAAGAGGTTGACTTTGATGTGGATTTGACGGGATTTGAGGAGTATGACATCGACCAACTTATCGATGGAATAGGTGAAGAGAAAAAAGAGGAGAAGAAGGAAGGTGGATACTTGGATATTGAGTACACGCAAAAGATAAAAGCACCTAATTACGAGATAAAGGGAGACAAGCCAAGCATAGAGGAGTTGTATGAAACAGAAAAATATGACTCTTTGGTTGAAGAAATAGATAAGAGTAGCCTCTCGGAAGAGCATAAAAAGTTTTTAAAAATAAGTGCCTCAAGGCATATAGTCTTTAATTATGAGAAGATAGCTGAATACTACGCACATCAAGAAAAGGAAGCACAGGGGCATATGGAAGATTCTGCATTAGTTGTTATAGATTTTGATAAAGCCATAGAGAAAGGATTTGGCTCATTTACGGAAGAAATGAGAAAGTACTTTGCCCAAACACCAACAGGTGCAAATCCTGTGCCTTTGTATTCAGATGATGAAGAATAATAAGTTTCAGAGTTTTGCAATATTTATAATGGTTCATGGAAGACCTGAAAAGGATTGGACTTACAGAACTCTAAGAAGAAATGGTTATACAGGGAGAATCTACTTAGTTGGTGATGACTTAGATGAAACCATAGATGAGTATAAAAGAATATGGATTCCAAAACTCACCAAGAATGGAGACGAGTTAATAGTTTTTGATAAAGAAAAATCTAGGAAAGGATTAGATGCAGGAGACAATTCGGGTGATTTAAGAAGCACTTTGTACTCATCTAATAAAATTCTTGAATTAGCTAAGGAAAGAAATTTAGATTATTATATGATCATGTGCGATGACTATGATGGCTTTAGGTTTCGCTTTGACGACAAAGACAACTACAACACCACAAAAAATTGCAGATGCTTAGATAAGGTCATGGAGAGTATGCTCAAACTAATGGATTCCTCAGAGCAAATAACTACAGTAGCATTTGCGCAAGGTGGTGATTTTGTAGGAGGAGCAAATTCAAGCACGGCTAAGAAAAAAACATTAACTCGAAAATCAATGAATAGTTTTTTATGTAGCACTAAAAGACCATTTAAGTTTATGGGTAGAATGAATGAAGACGTAACTACCTATGTAAATCTTGGAAGTAAGGGATATTTATTTTTTACAATTCCTCAGTTAGCAATTGACCAAATGGGAACACAGCAGGAAAAAGGTGGATTGACTGATCTTTACAAAGCCTATGGAACATATGTTAAATCTTTTTTTAGTATAATGTATAATCCTTCTTGCGTAAGATTAAGCGTACTAGGAAAGAATCATAAAAGAATACACCATAAAATTTTATGGAAACACGCAGTTCCTAAAATACTATCAGAGGATCACAAAAAAAGATGAAGCGTACACCATTAAAAAGAAAGACTCCAATGATGCGAAGTCAGAAGCCTATGAAAAGGACTCCGCTAAAAAGACAGAGCCAAAGCAAAAATGCTAAGGAGAAAAGAAAAGGTTATGCTACAGCGAAGAAGGATTATATGCATGATAGAGGAAGCAAAAAACACCATTGCGAAAGATGCGAAGGGTTGTACGGCATAGAATACCTAGATTTGCATCATAAATCAGGCAGAGCAGGGTCTTCCGTAAATGAAGAAGGTATTATGGAGAGAAACCTAACAAACAAAGCTACATTTATGGCTGTGTGCAGATGTTGCCACGATTGGATACACAGAAATCCAAAAGAGAGCAGAGAGGCGGGGTGGTTAATATAATTTTATGACAATATACAAAAGCAAAGATTATGCAGAAGGTGAAAAGCTATCATATGCATCAAGTGATGGAAGGCAGTTAAGTGTGGCTCTTCCTTTTTGGATGAAAGAAAAAATAAGAAATGAAGCTCAAGAAAACAAACAAAGCATAAGCAGATATGTTATAAATCTTTTAAAAAAAGAATGGGAAGAAAATAACACAAATAATTTGTAAAAATTTTTAGTCCTGAAACCTACATGAATAGTGGGCTGTAGACGAATGGAAAAAAAAACTAAAACTTTTTTCTAAAAAGGTATTGACAAATATATAAGTTTGTGGTTTTATTATAACCATGAACAACACAACAATTACAACAATAAACATAAACACTTTTACAGGCTCAATTCCAACAGGTCACGACCTAGTGGTTTTTGAAAAAAACAACCCTAGTTCTGCTCTAGTTCTTTATGGATTTGATGAAGTAGGAATGTTTGATTTACAGTTTAAAAATCCTACTTATGGGTTTGCTAAAAATTAATGAAATTTTTAAATCCAACAATATACAACTTTTATGTTCCGCTTTGGAAAAGAATTTGTATTGCTATTAGTTTTAAAATCAGCCTTGATATAGGTGGCAGAGTTCTTTGGAAACTTGCGCCTTACTCAATGGTTGGATGAAAAATACAGGTAAAAATTTAGAAAAGTGGATAGAAATAGAGGCTAAAAAATACGAGCAACAAGATAAGTTATTGCTTCGTAAGGTTGATCCACCAAGTTTTTCAAGAGTGTTTAAGGGAAAGACAATTCACACTTTATTACCTAATCCTTTTCCTGACTTCATTGGAAGCACCAAACAAGGTACTACAATTTGCATAGAGGCAAAAAGCACAAAAGAAAAAAGACTATCATTTGGCAAAAGCGGATTAAGGCAAAAGCAGTTAGATGACTTGAGGGCATTTGCAAGGTTTGG